GGCGAGGGGAGATGCACTGCCAAGTGCATCTCCCAGGTACTATCGCTAGCACCATGAGAGCCAGATGTCGAAGATATCTCCTGGAAGGAGTATCCACGGCACCACTTCTAGGTAAATCCCTAGAAGCCTTGTCTCTCCCCTAAGGCCACGAGGGCCCCGTACTCCCCATCAAAAGGGAGACCGCCACTCAAGCTTGATGCCGACGCGCTTGGGGCGTCCTGAACGCTCTAAGTGCTTCCCATCTTGTCCCGCGAGTGGCATACTCAACGGGGAAGGCTTGCTTTCGCGAGCCAGACCAGACCGATAGCAAGGGACTAAGTCGAGATGACTCTCGACAACCCTTTCAGTACTATTGGATTCTAGTCTGAGTAAGCACTTAAGCAAGGCACCAGTCCCTCCAAGCTCATCACTTGGAGCTTTGGCCTGCACGACATAGCCCCGAACTTGTGGGCTATGCAGGCTTGGGTGCATTCGCTCGGATTGATACCCGAGAAATGAGACCCTGCCTAGCACTGAGGAGGTTGGGGCAACGTAAGGGAAGTTCTTCAACAATCCCTTAAGCTGCTTATCCAGCCATGCAACAGTCCTCCAGTAACCAGCTAGGTATAGCTGATTACGAAGAGAGACAGTTGCAATTACCTCAGTTGCGTCAGCCGTCGTGCGAGGTAACACTTGCCGGACCCGACATATACTTACGTCGGTTCCATTAAAGTATTCCTTGCCACAAGACTCTCTGAACCTTCCGGTCCAGAAAGACTTGTCCAAACCAACGCGAGCACCGAAATGCTCAAGGGTTTGTACGACGGACTGCACGTGATCTACAGGGACGATCAAATCGTCTCCGTAGACGCGCACCGAGTCTCGAAAGGATATCAGATCCTTTCGAGTCAGGGTCGTGTTAAGCGACTTTTCTATTCCAAGAAAGATCAAGGTCGTAAAGACCAAGGCCTCAATTGGAAAGCAAAGCGCTGAACCCATAGACGCGTACTTGGCAAGGCGTAAAACGCCATGACCAGGTACGTCCGCCCGTCGAGAACGTGTGGCATCGAGGGCCCTTTGCAAGTGGGGCCAACGAGAGACCATACATCTGACGAGCTGATTAGAGACACGATCGGATGCATCACTCAAATCGAGTGTTGCCGTCCGGCCATCGGCCGAACCTTGGCAGGCCAAACGCTGATTAGGCGTCTGGTCGTCAAATCCGATGACATCCTTCAGGAGTTCATCCCTGGAGAATGCCGATAGGAAACATCGCAAGAGAGCTTGCTGTGTATATTGCATACACGTGGGCTCAATCGCAATAATCCTAGGTGTCTTTAACGTTTTAGGCACCGAAACCACCCTTACGGGGATTTCGGCATCGGGTTCGAGGATAGTCACCTCATCTAACTCCTCACGGAAGTGAAGGTTAGGAATGAGGTACTCGTAAGAGGGAAAGACCTCTTCGAGTCGCCTGGTCCAGACGCGCTGACGGTACTTTCCATTACTAGAAAGTCCTTCAGCAGTTGCGCCCGGTCCATGTTTCGGAAGAAGTTCTCCATAATAGACATCTCTGTCCATTTGGGTGAACAGTTCCGTAAACAACAAGCTCGATACACGTTGGAAATCGTCCAACTCTTTCTGAGCGATTTCCGTATCGAACTGGCGAACATCCTTCTCACACTCGACGAACTTATCCATTGCCTTTCGCTCCCTCGCGGGGGTGCAAGGAAGCAAAATCTTCCCGAACATCAGCGTAAGCTGACGAAGGGAAGCGATTGCATCAACGGAAGGATCGTCGAGTAACACGCCCGTTCTCCGGTCGAACACACGGGAGAAGAAACCCCCTAAAAACAGGGGGAGACTTCCTCTTCCAGTAGTAAAGGAAGAGTTGATTCCCACCTGACCCTGGTCAATCCACTTTTGGGTGGACTTTCCAAGATCGGGTAGGGTTATCGTCAAAAACGATAACCCCTCATGTTCGACTCGCCTTCTGACGGTCTTAATGTCAGAAGTGGCGCTAGTGCGGCACAAGGTAGCCGATTCCTCAGCTACCTGGATCCAGAGTGACATCAGGCTTTTCAACAGACCTCCTCATTTGAGGTAACTGTATCCTTAGCCAGATGACATTCACGTACAGAGAGCCTAGACTTATCATCTAGGCTTGCCGTAAGGCAGCTTCCCTCTGTACACCATTAGGAACGCCATTGGCGTCCGGAGGCGACTTCAGGACACTCATCAGTGTCCGAATCAGTCAGTGTGATCTATACCCAGAACATGAAGACCTGGGTGATAGTCTCCTGACTAATCAAGTCAAGCGTGCTAAATATGAGCAGAATTACGAACAAGGACCTTGGTCCAAGATCGTAGACTGTCATTTCAGCAGGCTGACTTGAGTTGCCCCCAACATTCGGTCGGACCCGATACACGTTACCCTCCTTTCGGAAAAGTAACGAGCGATCGGATCGTGACCGAGGTCCTCTACGACTCGCCACCGAGAAGCTTGGTGACGAGCGCATCCGAAGTCGCCGTGTACATGGTTTTGAAACCGGTGTACACAGCGAGCTGCTCCGTAACCGTATAACCGGCGACGGGGACGTCAAAGACGATGTAATGACTCATCGAAACCTTGACGTTCTCCGTGGGCCGGAACGGGTCTGGAGCGAGCTTCGAATGGTTAACCCTGAGCAGGTGCCGATTGCGCTTCCCACTGTCGTGGGAAGCCTGGACCTGCACAAGGCCATCACCAGACTGATACGTCGACTCATCTTCCATCGTAGAAATACGAGGGAGGGAGATCGTTGTACCAGAAATAGTGATGGATTGAGGATCAGTAAATGCCACTGGCATCACTCCTAGAGCTCGGGTCACGAGCCCCATTGGCTCGGACACAGGGGACAGCACATTTCTGCTAGCGCCGGGTAAGACCCAGTGCAGCAGAGATAGCAAGCTGACGTGGACTAAGTCCATTCCAGCTTAGCTCGAACCCAAACGGTGTTGCCACTTCGCGTCGCTTACTTTCCTGGTAAGCAACAACGGGTGACACGTGGACATTGGTAGATCGTAATCTACCATAGCCCTCCATGAAGTATGTGTTTTCACTTATGCATTGCTGCATAATGTAACCATACTTCAACACCAGTCCATCGGTGGCCCAATCCGAGAGATTGGAAACAACATCTCCCGCATTGGAAAACCAGTCAATGGCCCACGTCCACGGAGCGGCATTCCAGATGACTTCAGGCGTCAAGCGCAGACCTAGCAGGGTCCTTGCTTGAGTCCCGTACCGAATCATCGCATTCCGACTACGGTAGCCGGAAGGCAGATGATAGGTAAAGGCACCTGAAAACCAAGTCCTTTTTATGGTCTTGGTTGTCACCCAGAGTTTGCCGTTCTGAGACTTACCAGTATCGAAGTAAAGACCTTGGGTTCCAGTCAAAATGATTGGAGACCGGGTATTACTAACGAGTACTGGTGAGCTTGTGGACTCTTCTACCGGGAACGCATACTTCCGCCTCACCACATGGCCGGAGTTCTGCTCATAATGATTCAAAACATCGTGAGCATGAGTGACTGCGTGGAAAATATCCTGCACGTCACTCACCATGGGCTTCCAGCCAAATTCCTCGTTTAGGTATTCTTCGCCGGCATTTCTGGCGGCGAAGGTCCTCTCTTTCCAGAGAGTTGCACCAAAAAGTTTGGGCAACCCGTCTCGATAGAGTTCAGCGAGGAAGTTGGACAGGTCGGCAACGTTGTTAGTGGGCTTACACCTTGCGATGGCAGTCGTTCCTTTTGCCGAGAGGGTAGCAAAGCTATCCTCATTAAGCGTTGGGAGCGAAATACCACCAGGGTGTTCCGCCATAACAGGACCGTGGTAGATACCAACGGTTCTGCGAGGTGGAAAGAAGCTGTTATCGAGCTGCAACCCGTCGAGCTTTTGTGCGTCTGCGTTAACAAGACGTACTCCGCTCTTCTTGTTGTAGAACGATCCACCAACATCGCCCTGGAGAGACTCTCTATTACGGAGATGTCTTCCCCAGGAAGGATGCGACTCGCTCTGAGTAATCTCAGAGCCAATGGGTAGAGCTGGAATACGTTGAAGCATGAAGAACTTCTTGACTTTTGGAGACAAGAGGTTTCCAAATGCATCTTCGCTCCACTCTATAGTAGTGGCTCGTCCCTGCTGGTCAAACCAGTCAGAGATGTACCGCTTCCTAGTGACTAAAGAAATAAGTCACCCCATTTCAGGTAGAAGAAGGAATGGATCCGTGAGGGGTACTCCCCTCAATCACTGATCAACAGTGTTGCTAACACCATAGATCAGTATGTGTTGCACTGCGCCGGGGGCCCCTCGCGGGGCC